AGATAAACAGCATCACAAAGAGATTAAACTAAATGAGTTATTACGTGAGGACCTTGTCTTTTGAAAAATTGCCTAAAAACACTGCATCCCAAATGTTAGAGATAGGATAATGCCAATTGATGTTGCAGAGTCAAGAAGATCAAGGTCCTTTAACTTGTTCCAGTTAGTAGGTTCTTAAACACTATGCTAAGATAGTATGCTCTAAAAGAAACCCTAACCATCTAGTGCGCATTACAGGACAAAAGTTGTGCAACGTTAAACAGTTCTTAGTAAATGGACTGTTTTCTGACTTAATGTAACATTACAAGGAAAAAAGAATGGATAACTACACATATCACTCGACTATAGGCACTTTCCCCGGTTGTGATTGTATAGGGTTAACCAAACCCTTATTGTATGATTTATACCATCCAGAATTGATGCCTATACAGTAGAGACAAGAGTAAAACGAGTCTAAAGGGATTCATAGAGATGGTTAAATTCTGAAATGTAATCCTAGAGGTGTTCTGCCTGGAAAGCAGATACAATATCTGCAAACTTTAGGACTCGCAGGCCCTCTCGAAACTATAAAGAATTAAAAGACATTCAATGGGGGACACAATTTCATGCGATACTGTAGCGATCTGATGCAGTTACAAAGTTTGCAGCAAATTGAGTCGAGTCAAGGAAAAACCTTAGTTATAGATTTGGGAGCTAAGTATGCTAGAACACATTAGTTACTTCCTTTAGTAGATTACATTCCTGTGAGACCTAACTTAGACCAATATGACAACACCTATCATCAAAACAATGAGCAATAGTATGAGTTAGACAGGATAGAATAATCTAGGCTGAAACCTTTGCAAAAACATCCTTTGACTGGAGTTACTTAGTTTGTAGACGCTTTCCGCGCTGAAAAATATCTGAGATTACATTTTGGCAATTTACACTTTGATATTATCAGCGGAGATTATCAAAGTATTCACATATTAGTCAATGATGTGCACTATTACTTGTAAGACTTAGATTTCAATATCACTGGCACTAATGTCTTTGTTCAGGTCTCAGGCATAGACTTCTACCCTATTCCAGGAAAGTACAATTTGCCAGGTAGAGAAGGTTGTTACACCATTAATGAAAAACAACAAATTATGATGAACTGTAGAAGTAGCGGAAGAGTCTACTAGCATTAAAATGTGTACCTAAAAGATCAATAAGCAGTAAATAGAATTATACCTCTAGGGTGGATTATTTCTAAGCAACCTTAAACATACAAGGAAAATAACGCCCATTTGCTTAGATGCCTGCTACCCCTACACATGGTTAATAGTACAATGTGTAAGGAACTTTTTTCAAGAACTACATTGAACAAGTAGGATAGCAGAACCAAACGCTATTTCGCAGTACTTACGATTCTTATTCCCGGGATAGTAGCAGGGTATACTAATTTTATGGAGAATGTTGGCAAGATGAACATTTCCGTGACTCACTGGGGTCGGATGTACTCTCGTTGAAAGTTACGTCTAGTGTCAGGAAGCTAGAATTTTCTCATCAACCTCTAGAATCCTACATGGATATTATCAAAAGGC